GTCTACTTTGCACTATTATGTGACGTCTCGGATTACTTTTTGGTACCGTCTGATTCCTGATGTTTTTTGGGAGACTCAAATTGTTACCAATTTCCGAGTGTACATGCTGCGCAAGAGATATTCGATGACGTTACGTTTTCTGACTGTATCTGTGTATGTGAATTTTGCACTGGCACTGTTTGCAGCGCACAGGTTTCCACGCTTCGCGTGTGTCTTTTTTGTGCTTGCAGTGGCATATTATTTGTTTGCCGTCGTTTGTATGAAAGTTTCAATTGACATACTTATGCGACGTGAGGAGAACAGCCATCAGTGCCTGATCCGTCTTCGTGAAATTCGCCAAGATACTGCGCTGAAGTACATCCTTGGAGGTATTGCATTCATCTCTACAGCGTTATGGCTCTACCGGGCCTACAAAGGAACAGACATGGATGCTCAAGGAAATCTTGCGCCCACTTCCATTGAGGAGGTCGAACAGAGGGACGCGGAGAAAAGTGATTGGGCTGTTGTCGAGAGTACCCCCTTGCCGATATCTCACAAGAGTAAAAGCACAAATTGTGAACAGTTATGCACAACATTGAGTAAGAACTTGTTGTATGTCCGGAGAAAGGACAGTATGCTAGTGGCTCCATTTTGCGATGCAATCGCGCTCAAAGGTCACTCTGTGATGTTACCGCGTCACATGTTGACTAAAGACGCACGTACGTTCGAGTTTTATCGGAAAGGAGAAGAAAAGGTTGGTGCCTATTTTTCTATGAAGGCTTCTCTTGACTCAGCCACGCATATTCCAGGTACGGACTATTCCATTCTCCAAGGAAATGGAGGTGGACCTTTTGCTTCGATATTGGACTATTTCCCTGACGAGATTGTTGACTGCTCCTCGGCAAAGATGATCTATCGCCAGAAGGACGGAACGCTGTTGAAGACAGGAAAATTCAGACCTCTTTTGAGAAAACACCTCTTGTCAACAAACATGGCCACGTTTCGTGGTTATGAATACAAGCTAGATGTAAATACATTTGAGGGTATGTGCATGGCCCCCTTGATTTCTGATGGCGCTGGATCTGCCATAATTGGTTTCCACCTGGGAGGCAACACTGGTAAGCCAGATGGTTGTGCTGGTGTGATCACCAAACCAATGGTTGAGGAGGCTCTTATCAGATACCACACCGAGCATCCGTCAGGTCTCGATGTGGCTTCATCTGGTACTCTCTACCAATCTCATCTCGGTATTACGTTTTTTGAGAGTGCAGAAATTCATGCCAAATCTCCAACACGCTTTCTAGAAAAAGGTAGCAATATTGATGTACACGGGTCTGTGAAAGGACGATGCAAGTATTTTTCCGATGTGATTCCTACTCCAATTGCGAGCATTGTGAAACGAGTTTGTAACTATCATACGGAATATGCTGGACCAGACTTTGGTTCAGGTACTGCATTTCGTGATTCTTTGGTCCATTCTTCAAAACCTTCACAAGGAGTTGAACAATCTCTGTTGGATAGATCATTCCGTTGCTTGAAGAAAAGTTTTGTCAAGCTTCTTGCAATTCCAGCACTCGTCACTGCATGCCGACCTCTCTCAGAAATTGAGACAGTCTCAGGCCAAGATGGTATTCGTTTTGTTGATGCACTCAAGTCTAAAACTTCCATGGGCTATCCAATCAATTCCCCAAAGAACAAGTATCTCATTGATCTGCCACCGTCTGAGGAACACAAGTGTCCGCGCACATTGCCTTCAGAATTCTGGAAAGAAGCAGAAAGATGGGAATCTGAGTACCTTGCTGGTAGGAGATGTTATGCACTGTTTCGTGGTTGTCTTAAGGATGAACCAACCAAGAAAGGTAAGAAGAAGGTTCGAGTCTTTCAGGCATCTCCTATTGTTTTGCAATTATTGGTTAGGAA